AAAATAGATTTCACTTCAGACGGTGAAATCCTTCCGTGGGTTCCGGGGCCGGTGACGACCTGCCTCGGGGCTCATCCTTTTTTGGGGAGCCGCCCCTTTTTCTCAAGCCATGCTTTGAATGTATCGAGAGAAGTTTTCTCTTGTAGTTTTTCTTTGAGAGGTTTAACCTTAGGTTTCTTCTTCACACTTCTTCAAGAAACCTTTCCAGAGCAACTTCAATTAGAACCTTCCAAGTAACCATTTTGGTTTTCTTAAGCTTATCAATTTTCTCTTTAACTCGGGCATGAAGTTCATAGTCAATATCGGCCTGAACGAGAACTGTTTTAGGTCTATCAGGCATACGGTCTGTTAAATTCTTTGCAAGTTTCATATTCTCTCCCTTTGAACCGCGTACACTATCCATACTTTAACGCCTTGTCAATTCGCCTAAATGTTTGAACATGCCTTCGAGGTCATTAAATTGTTCAAAACTCAGAAGTGGTTGAAGCAACTTTAATAATTCTTCCATACCTTCAATAGCTTCATTGAGGTGGTTTTCTTGGCTGCTAACCCACTGTAAAAGTATTGCCGTCATTTCGCAATTTAGGTGCAGCTCACCAAATTTATTCACATGAATTTTTATAGCTTGAGCTGGAGATTTTGGTTCATTCATCTTTCTCTTCCTTCCACGTACTTAAACGCGCTTCGGTTTCTTTGTCTTTGTAATATTGGCCTTCATCAATTTCTTCAAAACAATTTTCACCAAAACAAGAAGTACATTGTTCAAACTCTTCTTCAGAAGTTTTTATAAAACTCACTGAGTTAATAGCTCCACAAAGTTTGCACTTATTCATTTGTAGCCTCCCTCTAAGCCAAAGGCTTTAGCGAAAATATTAAGAACATCGGCTTTCGTTAGAACTGCACTGGTGGAAGCTTCCCTTAGAACATCGAAGGCATAAATTTTTAGTTTGAAAGCCATTCGTTCATGGAAATCACTAACCGGCCCAACGCACATAGCTCTAATAATTGTCATTTTTAACGCCTCAGGAATTTCTGTTTTGAACCGGTACTTCATTGGCATCCCCAAACTCTTGCACTTTGACCAGTACCTTTCAGAACAATGTTTGAAAGGCGAACCATTTCAGCTTTAAGAGCTTCAATTTTTGTTCCAACTTCGGGGTGAGAGTTCAGTGCATTGCCGTCATTGTGGTCGGCAGCAATGTATTGTTTTTCAAGTTCTCCGAGAGAAGCTTGGTCCGAGCAAAGCTCTTTAAGAGTAGCTCCCATTTTTTCGTCATAGCTTTTTTGGAGAGCGTCGGTCCATTGTTCTTGGCCATTATCATCGAAATAGAATGGGTACTTACCGCTCTCTGTTTTATGGAGAGTTCCGCTGACAACTCCATCGGATTGGGCAAATACCGTAATGCTCAAAAGTATGCCAACTAAAAGGCCCATAATTGCAGCGGTCACGTTCAACATGGTTTTCATTAGATAGCCTCCTTATGAATTAAGTTCTTAAGAGTGAAGGTTGGGACATATAGAGTATTTCCACATTCGCATTCCCAGTGAAACCCCACTACGGTATCACCTTCGTATGAGAGCTGTTTTCGTGCATTTTCAGGAATGTTCTTGTGAATTTTCCCGCAACCACATTTTCTGTTAATTTCCATAACCAACTCCTTTGTTCAACCTATACATTCATTATGCCATGAGTCATGTAATAAAGCAAGGTAATAAAGCATGGTTTTTAACATGGAGGTTGACAAGTGTATACACTTTGGTTTTTATGGTCGCGGGGGTTCAAATGGAAAAGAATGTGCGTGTTGCCTACGGTAAATTAACCGCAACCAATTTCAGAGAGCTACAGGACTTACAGGGTGAGCTAAAAGACCTACCAGATGAAAATTACGAGAAGCTTAAAACTGAAATATTAGAGACAGGCTTTTCTTTCGCCCCTCACGCATGGAACAGCCCAAAACAAAAAAAGATTTTTCTTATTGATGGGCACCAAAGAATAAAAGCGCTCAGAAAACTTTCTAAGGAAGGTTATAAAATTCCACCTATACCGGTCGTGATGATAGAAGCCAAAAATTTCGAAGAAGCAAAAAGGAAAGTTCTTCAAGGAGTAAGCCAATATGGAGTTATTTCAAACCAAGGGCTGAAAGACTTTTGGAAAGGAATGAAGCTTTCTTTAGGAACTATTGAAACCAATTTTAATCTTCCAAATTTTGATTTCGAACAGTTCCGTTTGCTGGCCGAAGGTGAAGGTCTTGAAGACACCATGAGCAATAAGAAGAACCATAAGGACCTTGCTCAGAAATTGGAAGGGTATATTAATGGAGAAATACGTAGGATGGTTCTTTATTTTTCTCCAAAGGAATATAGCGAAACCTTAGAACTTTTGGGTAAAGTTAAAGAAATTTTAGGCACTGAAAACCTCACACAAATTCTAATGCAGTCGCTTGAGAGAGTATGCAAAAACGCGAAGTAAAGTTAAACCTCAAATTTGAAGAGTTGTTAAAAACACAACCGACTTCTCCGGTTGGCGAAATGGTTGAAAAGGAAACCATGGTGTATTTGGAAGGAAAGCCAGTAATGGGTTATTTTCATACGCCTCCAGCTCTTTTGAAAGAACTCCATGAAGCGGTTGGTATTGCCAAAGTTCATAAAACAGCAAGAGTATGGGGCCTTCAAACTTCACATGCCGTATTCGGAGTTCAGCCACGCAACCCAAATAGAAATGACTATTGTCGGTTCACGCGAGACTCAGCAACACAAAAGCCAGTATTTGAAGTTCTTAACAAGGCTTGCCAATATTTTTCAGAAGTTTATGAGAAGAACTTTCCTGAAAACTATAAAGCGGCCCTGAAACAAATTAACCAGAACGTGGACCCTAGTTGGAGGTTTAACAAGACACCTTTTCTTTCTCTCAATATAAACTTGAACCACGCCATTAAGTACCACCGGGATAATGGAAATTTCTCGGAAGCTTTGAGCACTGTGTTAATTGTGAAAAAGAATATTAAAGGCGGCCAGCTTGCAGTTCCCGAACTGAACCTCACTTTAGCGCAGCAGGATGGTGCGTACTGCCTTTTTCCTGGCTCAAGGTTCATTCATGGGGTTTTGCCCATTCAGGCCTCAAGGCAGCCTTCCTATCGCGCTAGCATAGTGTTTTATTCCATGACAGGTTTAAAGCACTGCTACCCATACCACCAGGAATTAGGTCGAGTTCAAACAATGGCCATGGAAAAATTCAACCACCAAAAGAGCCCTGAAGTTTTAGCGAAGCTGAAGAAAGCCTTGCTGGATAAGAAAAAGAAAAAATAATCGTTTACAAGTTTTACACCTTGGCCCATATTTTGTCTGCTTAGCAAAACTCAATAAATAAAAAGCATTCTCAGGCCTGGGCTTGGGAGTTGAGGGGCGGCGCGGTTCCTATTCTTGCTAAGCATAGGGACTGCGCCATACCCATTTTAGGGGAATCGTTTTGGCTGAAACGCGCCTATTGAAAATCACTATAGTGAACTGGGATAAGTACCAGTCTGGGCGAAGCGGAAAGCACTATCCTTGGTTTAAATTCTATCACCGAATGATTGACAATCCCGTCATTGATGGACTCTCTGCCGCAGAGTTTAAAATTTGGATTTATGTCCTAGTTCTTTGCAATAGGCAAGGTGGCGGCATACTCGTCGCACAACTGTCGCAGCTCGTTCGCACGACACGCGCACAGTCTCGGCACATACTACGCACTCTAACCAAGCTTGAAGAAAATCAAATAGTTAAGTTAGAAAATGCGCCGCTATATAAGAATAGAATAGAGGAAATTAAACTAGAAACTACAATTGCGAAGAGGGCTAAGAAAATTGTGCTCAAGCCTAACGGCAATGAGCACCAGCCTAAAACTCATTTGGTTTGGGAATCTTACAGGAAAGCCTATTTTGAAAAATACGGGGTCAATCCTAAGAGAAATGCGAAGATTAATGGCCAGGTGTGCCAATTGATTTCTCGCTTGGGTGAGTCCGATGCAATTGAGGTTGTGCGCTTCTACGTGGCCCACAATGACCGCTGGTATGTCAGGCAAGGTCATTCACTGGGTTTATGCCTAAAAGACTGCGAGAAGCTGTTTATGGAATGGCAGAGCGGCAAGAGAGTGACATCAGTGACGGCAGCTAAGATTGAGTCCATGGATCATAACGCGACCGTAGTTGCGAACTACTTGAAGAAGTCAGAACAATTGGAACTAGAAAGGGAAGTGCATGAAAACGGAACTCTTGAGGCAGGCCGAGTTTTTGAAAAGGCTCGCGATCCTGGCCGAGATTTGTCGTCATAAGCTTGATGACTACCAAATGGAGATTTACGACCGGGAGCTGCGAGATAGAGGCTATGCGGCTCTGAGTAAGGCCGTAGACCGGCTCATGGTTACCAGGAAGTCAAATAGCCCCTTCCCTTCGATAGCTGAGCTTAAGAACCTGGTCCCAAGTGTGGTTACGGAAAATGTGCCGCGTGGCACCTGCGGTGCCTGTAAAGACGGACTGATATACGCGGTGCCTACGGATAACCCGAAGGCAGCCCACTACGTTTTTAAATGTGAATGCAATATTGGCACAATGCGCCCTGAGAACCTTCCTAGGTGGGCAGACGCCGCCTCTGGATATATTGGTGTTCCGTGATCGACCAAGATGACACTGACGCCTTGAGAGAGTTAGTTAAAAAACTAACTGAAGAAGCACTGGTTTGTAAACACCCCGGATGCTACTGCGTATGTGGGCACCAAAAGAAATGCCCTGAGGATGGCCCAAGTGCCGTAGAAGGAGTTCATGACTAATGATTGAATGGCTTTGTTTTTTCATAGGGCACGACTGGGCGGATTATCCACACGATATTCTCTATTGCCTTCGCTGCAAAACAATTGGGAGGTTTTAAAATGGAAGAAGAAACAACTCTGAAAAGGCTCATGAGAGATAACGAATTTCTTTATAAGAAACTTCGAGTTGAAGAAAAGAAAGTTCGAATTGCCATGGACGCTTTGGAAATGATTAAAAATACAATGCCTCACAGTAACGCGCCTTTAATAGCGGGCGAGGCAATAAGACAAATAGATAGGGCGAAGTATGAGAACTGAAAGGAAATTGTTATGGAACAAAAATACAAAGGGAGCTTTATGAGTGCCGAAGGAATACTTTTAGTATGCGTTTTCGTTTTAGCCGTACTGGCCGCTCTGGCTTATATCAAAAGAGATGAGGGAGCTGCGAAGCAATTCAACGAGGCCGTTGGGAACATGCAAGGTTCTATTACTGAACTTCAAAATACATTAAACGAAATAAGAGAAGAAAACAAAAACCTGCGCAATGAAGCAGTTGCAGTTAAAACAGTGAGCGACTCTATGTTTGCGGACCATGGAAAACGCCTTTCTGAAATTGAAAACAAGAAACCCCTAACTCAACTTCAGGATGTAAATTTAAGGTTTAAGGACCCCCTTCAAGTTTCAATAATTTACAAAGAAGCCGGTAAAAAAGTAGCTATACCTCCTCAAGTTTCAGGAAAGAAAAGCCCATTACTTGATAGGGCAGGGATAACGAATTGAAGCAATACCAGTGGGAAGTTGTGGCCATTATTTTGATAGCTGGTTTTTTAATGCTGGAGAATAACATTCTCTCTAAAAAGCTAGCCGTAATTTACAAAGAATTGACCACTATTGAGTTTTATTTAAGAGACGGTGTTTGCCCAGAATAGCGTTGCTTTTTAAAAGCAACATGGCTATAAACATGTAAAAAAAGAAGGTAGAAGTATATGGAGCATGACCCAACAATTGAGCAGCGGCCTATAAATATAATGCCGCAAATAGTGGGGCCCGAATATAAAGCGGCTTGGCACCCAGGTCTTTCAAATGAGAATTACCATTTGGACCGAAGCGCTCTTTCTTCAAGTGGGCTAAAGGTTCTTCTAAAAAGAACTCCGGCTCACTTTAAAGCCAACTGGAAAATTGGAAAAGAAGAAGACGACAAAGAATGTTTTCGTTATGGTAGCCTTGCTCATTTGGCACTCTTGGAACCACAGAAATTCAAAGAATCATTTGTTTTAGAACCGGTGTTCGAAGCTCCAACTCAAAAAGGGGAAATGAGTACACGTTCAAAAGAAGCTTTGAAAATGAAAGCAGAATGGTATTCAAAACTTGAACCATGGCAACTTGTAGTAACCGAGAAAGACCACGAAAATATTATTGGAAGCATTGCCTCAATTCTCAGGCATGAGAAGGTTGCTAAAATAATTCCCGGTTCTAAAGTAGAGCAGAGCGGTTATTTTAGGGAAAGTACAACTGGTATAAAATGCCGAATTAGACCAGACATACTTCACTTCGGTAAGAAAGTTCTTCTTGATTTTAAAACCGCAGAGGATGCCAGCAAAAGTATTTTCTCCAGTAAAATGGGGCGGTTGATGTACCCCATTTCTCTTATATTTTATGGCCAAGGAGTTAAGGCAATTGAAGGGTGGGAGCCAGATATTTATGGACTACTCGTAACTGAGAAAGAAGACCCATGGGCAACATGCCTTTATACTCTAACTCCTCAAACTATTTCTACTGCGAAGGCATGGTTCTTTCACGGAATGGAAACTCTTAAGAGGTGCCTCGAAACTGGAGACTGGCCAGCTTACCAAAAGGGTGAAGCTGAAGATATTGACTTACCTCCATGGGAACATTCAAAAGAATTACCGCTTTATGATTTTAAAGAAGGAGAAATAAATGGAAGCTGAAGCACAGAAAATAGAACCACAAGACTCAGTTGAGAGTATAGAAAAAACAAAAGTAATAGTTAATATTGGAGAACAAGGGGCCCTTAACTTTAAAGACCAAACTGAACTGGGTTCTGCAGCCAGGCTCATGATCAAAATGAACATGGCCCCAACCCACTTAAGAGAGCAAGGGTTAGAGGCCGTAATGAGTGCCCTTCTTTTCGTAAAGCAATTTAATTTACCAGTTAGCGCAATGAATGAACTCGGATATGTTAAGGGAAAATTAACGGCATTCGGTTCTCTGTTTACTGCTCTTGCTGAACGGCATGAACAATATGGAGAGAAAGAAGAATTCTTCATTACAAGAGAAGGTGAAAGAATTTCAGCAGATAATAAAAATTTAGCTACGGCAATACCGTGGGCTCATGTAATGAGAATTAAAAGAAAAGATTCTCAAGTGTGGAATGAATATTTCTTCTCAGTTGATGATGCCGAAAAAGCCGGGCTCTTAACTAAAAATACGAAGCCAGATGCCGGTTGGGTGAAGTATACGAAAGACCTTCTGTATCACAAGACAAAGGCTCGAGGATTGAAGTCAAACTACGCTTCGGCATTAAACGGGCTTGAATATCACGAAGACCTTATGATGGGTAATGAAAAGGATGTTACGCCAAGCTCAAAGACTTTAAACGAAATGTTTTGAAAGGTAAAAGGTAATATGAAAAAGCTTTTAAGGAATAGTAAAAATGTACGTAGACGAGCTAATTATCTTAATAAAAAAAGAGAGAAACAAACTAAAAATAAAATAATGAAACTATGTATTGAAGTAATAGAAAATGAAGCGCATAGATCAGGATTAACTTTTACGATGGCGGCACAAAGAGCCTATTTAATATTCGATGGAATAAAAATAATATAAAAAGAAGCTACTTAAGGAGAATAAATGATAAGTCCTGGGGACGTGGTCTACTTTAAAAGTTGTGCAAGAGAGCACGGAAGAAGAGCTAAATATATTGCATTTAAGGGCGGTACCGGATTCGCCGTAATGCTCGGGATAGTTCCGGTGAATGGGAGCCCACCAATTGAAGCAAATTTAATGATGCTTATGGGTTCAGCAGGCTATATGGCCTTTGATGACGTAGCGAACTTTCTCGGCGATGAACTCGGAAAGAAATGCGTTAAAATGTTCGAGGAGAAATATTATCCGAAGGCTCCGGTTGATGCCATAACCAAGAAAATAGTTGAAGCCAAAGAAGGAATGAATGGTACTGAGCCCAGTAAAATTATTGTGCCCAGACCAAAACCAACTCTCATAATTCCCGGTAAAAACTAATGTACCTAGACGCGAAAGGGCTTATTACTCAAAAGGGCGGCGACGGTGGAGACACTCTTCAACGTGAAGGGTTCTGGTACGAGGGCTGTGCACTTTTACCAATTGGAACTAAATTTTCTTCTCCAGGAATGGCAACTTACCCTGAAGCTTTAAATATACTTCAAACTCCACAAGGGTTCGTAAGAAGTTGGCAGAGCCCATACAATAACCCTTCTGATACTTCCCGCGACCAACTTGTTTCCAACATTAGAGCTTTAGGTTATTTAAGGCCGCCTTACCCGTTCTTAAGTAAAATTTTTCGAGGCGTTGTTAAAAACTATTCTAGGTTTCCAAATGGAGATATTGCATTCATTGGTGATTATGCGAGGTTCATTCGGGCTTTTGGCCTTTGGTATTTGTATCCTATACTTTTTGTGGGCGACTTGGTACTTGTCGTAAACGCACTTCTCATTTGTTTTTGGTTAGCTAGAATTCCTAATAAATGGCAAACATGGTTGGCTTCAAAAGTTTCATGGCTTTATTGGCTCACAAACCAATACCCTCCAAATGCTGAAGGAGTTCCGCAAAGCCCATATGGCCCAACGAATACTAGCAATGATATTAATTTCATCGGTGACCTAGCTCAGGCTCAGCATGTTTACTCGACACCCATAAGCTTTATTGCCAGGAAACTTTACACTGCATTTAGGCCTAATGGAATTCAATATGCACTTAACAATTATTTCAGCGCAGCAAGTGGAGCAGATACCGAGTTCGCTTCTCTTTGGCAAATAACAGTGGAGAGGTTCTAAATGGAATTTTTGAAACCCGATGAAGAAACGACGAAAACTCTTGTTAAGAAATTTCTGGAGGTACTCGACGAAGTTTTAGGGAAACCTTCAACCGAAAGGTTAAAAGCCAGTAAAGACGCAATGACCTGTATGGAAGCACTAACTCGGACACAGAAAATTGTTTTAGATATATTAAATAAAAACCACGGCCTACAAATAAAATTTATAACTGAGGCCGAAGCCAAACGAATTGGAAAGCTTTCGTGAACATTGAACAGCACTTGAAGCTTATAGAATCAAGAGCAAAGAAAGACCCAACTCTAGCTGAAATGTTCAGCATATCTTGGCTAGTTGAAACAGTAAGAGAATTGAAAAAGGCTTTAGAAATACTTGGAGTGGACCCAGACACTGTCAGTGTTCATAAAAAGAAATGACAACTTACGGCCCGTTGGAATTATCCAACCCTAAATATGAACTTAAGAAGAATGGTAAAAAAAGAAGCTCATTCGGACTCTCTCCTAGGGTACTTAGAAACCTTCAAAAAAAACCATGCTGTGAACACGTAGCCCTTTTGCTTTTAGAAATACAAACCTTAATTATTGAGCGAGACCACTGGCATTCTCAAAGCAACCAAAGAGATTCGAAAATTGCTAGAATGAAAAAGGGATTAAAGTGGTGAACGGTTTATATATTTATTCTGATTTTGGGAGAAACTGGATGTTATGAAATTTGCAAAGACATTTGTACCGGAGAAGTAAAAATGAAAAGAAGAGAATTTTGGATCGAATATGGTGGTGACCCTTCATTGGATGGAGAACTTTATAAAAGGTATTCGGCTACTAAGCCCTTTAAGCCTATATTTCCAGATGTTGAGGTTATTCATTGCAGGGAAGTTCTATTAACGGATTGCCAAAAATGCATTCAAAATGAATTTTGTTCTTGTGATAAAGCGCCTACAGACAGACCAACCAGAGATTGTTTTTTGAGCGGACACATATTAAAGCCAAACCATTCCAAAGGTTACCAGAATTATATTTGCGAAGTGTGTGGTTTCGAAAAATGAAATGCCCGGTTTGTGGTCGGTTCATTGCCGATGTTGCGGCCCAAATAAATTATGCCTTGGATATTATAAAAGTTGAAGGCATTTGTAGAAAGCACGGAGTAGTACAGCCCGAAGACTGGGAGTATGAAGACTTCGCAGTAAGTGAAACGGTTGAGGTTCAGCAAGAGCTATGTGTAATTCAAAAAGTATAAGAGGTTCAAAACCAGAATGACTAATTCAAGAGATACTATAGAACCATGGATTTTAAAAGTTAGACTTTTAGAAGCTCGTATTGAGTTCCTAGAAGAAACTTTACTTAAAATATCTAAAGAGGGTGACTTGGAAACCATAGAAATGCTTTGCTTAGAGGGCTTTGCAACTGAAAAGGAGAACAAATGACTTTAGAAATTTCGCCTGAGGATAGAACTGGCAGAAGATTAGGTTTTGCCGAACTTATGGAAACACAAGGACTCAGACAGCCCAGGGGCAAACTTCAAAGGTTCCTACGGGTTTGTTTTTCGGACGCCAAAATAGTTCGTAGGTTCTTGGGAGGAACCTGGTGCTACATTCGTTTAGAACCTGGATACGCTTGTTGGTTTTGGGCAATGGATAACGCCAAATGGATTGAAACTGATAAAACTATTGAGCGAAAAGAAAAATGGTAACTGGTTTCCAACCTGTGTCAAAGGACGAGAAGTGAAAATTAATTGCGACTGTCCACTGTGTAATAAATTTTACGGATGCGCTGGGGGAATTATTCAAATGATGGTCCAGTCTTTTGACGAAATAAAGCTTTCTAGAGGCGAGCCTGAGAGTAGAAGAATCGCCAATGAGGCTTTGGCCATATTTTGGCAAATACAAAAAGATGGTGAAGAAAAATGATAAAATTTTATCAATGGCTGGCCCGTCATCTTCCAAAACAACTCGTTTATTTTTGCTACATTCGTGTTCATGCCCACGCAACTTGTACTACGTATTCAAACAGACATCCTGACGAGGTTAATTGGAGAGAGGCTTTAGACGCTTGGATGCCGGAAGGTAATCCAAAGATCGAGCTAGTAAAGTGATTGAATTTTACGTTGATACCGCAGAAATAACCGAATGCCTTGATAGGCGTGACCTGGGTGACAGCGGCAAGGTTAGAGTATGGCTTTACCCACACGTAGAAATGCTGCCAACCCTAACAAAAGTTATCCAGGTCAAAAGAACGGAAACATGTCCTGCTTGTGGGACTCATTGCGTTTACACTGGTTATCCACCTGTTGGAGAGAAGAAGTGACGTCGAATGAAAGAATCGAACTTTTAGAAAAAAGCTTTGAAGCTATGTGGGATTTGGCTCTGTTTGTAGCATCTCTCCAAACAAGCCATCGTTTATACGGCGATGAGAATGAATGGGCCAATAGAGTGCTCAAGCCAGCAAATGAATTATATAATAGACTTAACAGAAGTGAGACTGGTTCTCAGCCTGTGAAAGACGAAAAGTGAAATGGCTAAAGAGACTTTTTAAAAGAAAGCGGAGAAGAAATGACCGATAGAGAAAGGCTTTCTGAAGCCACTAAAGTTATAAATAAAATGCAAAATATAATTAGCCCTTATTCTTTTGGATCAGGTTTTTTCGGACAAACTATGAGCGAAGCTTATAATTTAGGTGCAAAGTTTAACGCTGATAATCCTGACCTTTTTAATGAATATTTAGAAAGCCGTAAAACAGGTTCGGAGCCTGTTGGAGAGAAGAAATGATTGTTGAAGAAGTTAAAAAGAGAATTGAACTCATTAAGGCCAAAGGCGAGTTTGAACACGATGATGAAGTAGCCCATTCTATGGAAGACCAACTTTGGCAGGATGTTCTAACGGCCATTGCAGAAGGTTATTGTGAAGACCCAAAGGCGTTAGCTGGTGAAGCTCTTAGAACGGTAGGATTGGATTTTTCTCGATGGTGTGCATGATTCAAACAGGTTCGGAACCTGTTGAAGAATGAGATTCAGACTTTGGTGTCCTCACGCCGAATATATGAAAACCTTTGAAGAATGGAGGCCATGGTTTGCATGGCATCCCATATCGATCGATGGGGAAATATTTTGGTTACAGACGGTATATAGAAAGCGTATGTCGATTTGGGATTATGTTTATTGGACATATTGTGACACAGGTCCTAAACCAGAGAAAACTGATGGGCATATATTGGGTTAAGTGCAGTAATTGTAAAAAAGAGTTCTTGTGGTTCAGTGGGACTCCTGGCGGGGCTTCTCTTTGTAAAGCCTGCCAATTGAAACAGGTGTAAAGCCAGTTGTCCCGAATCTGATAATCGGCAGGGGTCGGAGAATAGAACCTTCTCCCGGGACTTTTACATAGGCTAAACACCTGGCATGCACAGAAATAGTCCGGGGTAGCTGGAGGGTCAAGCGGCGCACTGTTAATGCGTAGACGGTGGTTCGATTCCACCCCCTGGAGCCATTATATCACCTATTAATATAAATAGGGAAAGCCCGTCCATGGGCTTTGAGGGAGCCTATACTTTGGCCCACTTGCGGCCATGATAATTCACCTTGATAATTAAAGGAAGGCGCAATAATACTGCAGATCAGTCGGGAGATCAGCCGTGCCAAGAAAGACAGATCATTTAAAGCCACACCAATTTAAGCCAGGACAAAGCGGCAATCCCAAAGGTAGAACTCCGCTTTCAGAGAAGGCTAGGGAGCTTAGGAAGCTCACCATTGAGAGCTATAGGAAGGTCATTGAGCTTGTAATGGAGGGAAACCTTTTAGAGCTCAAAGCCCTGGCCGAGGACCCAGAAACTTCAGCCCTTCAGGTGGGCATAGCCACTTCTGTAATGAAAGCAATCCAAGCTGGAGATTACATAATCATTGAAAGAATAGCTGAGCGCATCATTGGCAAGATACCCGAAGTTCTGCAAATTGACCCAACCTCAAATGTGAATGTTAAAATAAGCGTAATTGACAAAGACATGCTCAAGAAAGCCAATGAAGAATTAGAAAAGAGTGTATAGCTTTGAGGAAGTAAAACTAAACCAGCTCCGATTCAAATGTGAAACAGACCACCTGTTCTTTTCACGGTACTTTTTCAAAGCTCGACAAGGTATTAAGTTCCTGGTTAATTGGCACCACCAACTCATTTCGGATACGCTCGATAAAATTATAACAGGGGAGTTAAAGAATGTTTGCATCACTATTTCACCCGGTAGTTCAAAAACTGAACTCGCAGTTATCAACTTCATCGCTCGGGGACTTGCTGTTAACCCTCGTGCTCGCTTTCTTCACTTGTCAGGTTCTGACTCTCTTGCTTCACTTAATAGCGCTACGGCTCGCGAAATTGTCCGTTCGGATGAATATCAAAGGCTCTGGCCGCTCAAAATAGCGGAGGATGCAAATGCAAAGAAAAGGTGGAATGTACTCGTCGACGGGCAGGTTGCCGGAGGGGTATATGCTACATCTCTCGGAGGTCAAATCACTGGATTTAGGGCAGGCCATATGGCTCCAGGATTCAACGGCTGCATTATCATTGACGACCCTTCCAAGCCTGAAGACGCCTTCTCAAAACATAAACTCGAAGATGCCAACCGAAAGCTTTTAACTACAGTTAAATCTCGCCGAGCCACGCCTGACACACCTATTGTTCTAATCATGCAAAGAATTGCCGAAGCTGACTGTGCCGGGTTCATTAAAGCCGGGAACCTTGAAGGCGATTGGACCCACGTTAAAATACCTGCCGTTCTGGATATGCCAACTCTCGAAAAGTTGGGGCTGAAGTATGTAGAAATGTTCGAGGCTCAAGGCGAAGTAGAAAAGGACATGAAGAGCCGTTTCTCTTATTGGCCTTACAAAGAACCGCTTGGCCAACTTCTTTCAATGGAACGTGGAGACGGTGCAGACCAAACCGGAGCCCGCATAAGTCGCCATGTATTCAGTTCGCAGTACCAGCAAGAGCCGGTAGTTCTCGGCGGTAACATGATCAAGGGTGAGTGGTTCATTCGCTACACGGTTTTGCCAAAAATAAAGTACCGTAAGATTTATGTCGACACTGCTCAGAAGACCAAAGAAAGGAATGACTTCTCTGTATTCGCAGAATGGGGTTTAGGTGATGATGGCCGCATTTACTTACTAGACCTTATTCGAGGCAAATGGGAAGCCCCGGAACTAAAGAAAAGAGCCATTGCCTTTTGGGCCAAAGCCAAGACTCGAGATATTGAGAAATTTGGCCAGCTTAGAGAAATGCCAGTAGAAGACAAAAGTTCGGGAACTGGACTTATTCAAGAACTCAAACTGCCGCCCCATAATATTCCAGTGAAGGCAGTTGAAAGAGTTAAAGACAAGTTGACAAGAGTAATGGACGTGTTGGCATATATTGATTTAAAGTTAGCTTGTGTTCCAGAGAGTGAAAGCTTCACGAATGATTTCATTGCTGAGTGCGAAGCGTTTAGTGCTGATGGAACTCATGATCATGATGACCAGGTGGATACATTTATTGACGCCGTAAACGACTTACTCGCTGGCGGAAACAAAATGAAGGTTTGGGAGAAGTTGGGTAAGGTCGAAGAAAAAGGGGAGAAGCTACCGAATGCCATTAAAAGAGGGATCATCCCAAAAAACTATCGCGGAAAATATTAAAACGGAACGTGAAGCCGGTAAACCAGAGAAGCAAGCCATTGCAATTGCTGAAAGCAAAGCAGGCAAGAGCTATAAAGATTCAGGCCATGTCAACCTAGGAAAGATATATGACGAAGGCTTGGTAGCAGGTAAGTGGGGCCCTACCCCATTTCTGGATAAGTTCCGAAAATGAAAAAGCGACAAATCAAGAAACTTAAAAAGAAATTGGCTGGAGATATTTTATCTCGTATTACTCCAAAGGAATGGGCTTGGATCAAGAGAAACAAGTGTGAATAAGGTCATGATCTTAACCTTATTTGTTTTAGGCTGTGCCTCACCTCGTGTGAGTACTGATTGTTTAGAGCAGTTACTCCAAGAAAAAGATAATATGAAATGGCAGCATGACCATAAGGAATTGAACAAGGCAGAGTTCATTCACGTTTTGAATGACCAGCTTTCATTGGTTAGTGCAATAGAAGCCACAAACAAAATTATGAAAATAGGCGGTCATGAGTATTGTGACGCTGACTTCAATGAGGTTCGTTGGACAATTCAAAGTGAGATAAATTTCGCGGAGGCAATGAAAAAATGATTCATGGGCCCTATGGCATAGTCGTGGTTATGGGCTCGGCTTGCCTAGTGGTGGTTCTTTTTTGTGTGTGGCTCTGCTTATGAGCTTACTGAAACACCTGAAGGACATTCACCAAGGAAAAGCTAAACCAGGCCAAAAACGCTCTAACCAATGGCCTACAATTCGTAAGCACTTTCTTATTAAGAACCCAGTATGTTCTGTGTGCGGTGGAAAGAAGAAGCTCGAAGTTCACCATAAAATGCCATTTCACATGGACCCTTCAAAAGAACTAGACCCGCATAATTTGATCACTTTATGCGAAGAAGACACCGACGGGGTGAACTGCCATTTGCTATTTGGGCACCTTGGTAATTTTAAATCACTCAATTCTCATGTAGAGGTTGACTCTAAAGTATGGGCGGAGAAAATAGCCAAGAGACCAAAGGGGAATGAATGAAAAAGAAAACTAAGGCCAGGGTAACGGTTAAAGATAGGGCTCCAGTTAAAGTTCAAGTTGGGAAAGGAAAAACCACCGTTCCAAAACAGCGCATGAGTATTGGCCAAATGACCGAGGTTTTCAAAGATAAGGTCTTCGATAATAAAACAGTAGATGGTTTCGACAACTTCGTTTCAAAACTAGGGCTTAACAATGACAATGCTCTCAGCGCTGGCACATATGAATTTAACCTCATCACCCGAAATAGAATATTACTTGAAGCCGCTTATAGGGGCAGTTGGATTGTCGGTGCTATTGTGGATAGCGTTGCGGAGGACATGACCCGCGCTGGCATTGCCATAACTACCAACGAAGGCAAAGAAAACTTACAAGAACTTAAAAACGCAATGAGCCGCCTTCAGATAAGTCAATCACTCTGCACTCTCGTAAAGTGGGGAAGGCTTTACGGGGGTGCTCTCGGCATTCTCCAAATTCAGGGGCAAGACCTCAGTACTCCATTGAATTTAGACCGCGTAGCAAAAGGGCAGTTCCAAGGCATAGTAGTTTTCGACCGTTGGCAACTTAACCCAAGGCTCGACCATTTGATCGACGCAGGGCCAGAGATGGGCTTACCGAAATATTACGACATCGTAAATGACCCACGAGCTACAGGCGGGGATTTCAAAACTGCCACTGGTCAATTGAAAGTTCACCATTCACGAGTTATCAGAATGGCCGGAATTGATCTACCATATTTTCAGGCAATAACAGAAATGATGTGGGGCGAGAGTAACCTTGAACGGTTATGGGACAGGCTCATAGCTTTCGATAATGCTTCAATGTCGGCCGCAAGCCTTATTGACCGCGCTTCACTTCGCACCGTTGGTGTTCAAGACCTCCGAGAAATTGTAGCCGCAGGTGGGGAAGCTCAAATGGGCCTCATAGCTCAGTTTGAAATGATGCGTTCACTTCAAGTAAATGAAGGCCTGACCCTTATTGATAAGAACGATAGCTTCGAAAGCACGGCCTACTCATTTGCCGGGCTCTCAGACATGCTTCTTCAGTTCTATCAGCAGCTTTCTGGGGCGGCTTCTATTCCCCTTATTCGCCTACTTGGCCAATCACCTGCCGGTTTGAACGGCGGAGGTGAAGACGATATTCGCATGTATTACGATAACGTTAATGCTCAGCAAGAAGCCAAGCTCAGAAATGGTTGGGAGCTTGTAATAAAAGTCCTATGGCGTTCAACTTTCGGCCAACCCTCTCCAAAGGACATGCAATTTCAATTCGTTCCGCTGTGGCAAATGACTGCTACCGAAAAAGCAACCAATGCCAAAACAATAGCCGAAACAGTTATTGGGGCCCAAGAAGCCGGGCTGACCTCTAAAAAGAGTGCTCTTATGGACCTTCGAGGAACCTCACCAGAGACAGGGCTTTTCAGTAACATCACAGAAGAAGATATTAAGGAAGCCGAAGAACAAGACGAGAATCCACCCAACCCAAATGAAGTTGATATATCAAAACCAGAAGAGGCAGCAGCCTCAACGCCCCCTGATGATAAGAAAATATCACGTCCAGTTCCAAGTTTGAACGCAGCACCTGAAAAGAAAAGTGCATTCAAGAGAATAAAATCATGGTTAGGAGGCGGTAAAGATGCAGCGGTTTGATTACGTTAAGTATGATGAAATTTCAGAGCGCCAGCAAATGGTTTTCAAAAGCCAATGCCAACATTTAGTCGCAGCAATGAAAACTCTTCCACCTGGACGAGCAAAAGAATTCGCCGTAGCCAAGCTAGAAGAAGTTTATATGTGGATCGGTAAGGCAATTCGTGACGGCCAACTTCTAAGAAGGCCAGACGCTCCACTTCAAGAAGAACGAAAGAATGGCTAAATGCCATAATTGAGCATGAATAACTTCCAAA